CAGTCACTACTGACTACACCATTGCAACTGGTCGAAATGCAATGACGGCTGGTCCTATTACTATTAACAGCGGTGCAACAGTTACTGTCAGCGCCGGATCTACTTGGGTTATTGTTTAATTATGGCTATTAGAATCAACGGAGACAATACTACGGCAGCGCCGGGTGTTACTCGTGGAGACGATACCGATACTGGTATTCAGTTTGGCACTGATGAAGTCAGTATTGTTACTGGTGGCAGCAACCGGCTTGTTATTGGAAATTCAGGCATCACACAAGACTTGAATTTTGATGGGGCAAATGCTGTATTTAGCAATGGCAATGGTGTTAATTTTTCAAATAACACTGGAAGCCCAGTTGGAACAGTAAATGCTGTTGTTGCTCAAAATACCCTGACCGACTACGAAGAAGGTTCTTTTGATATTGTAATGACAGGTGGCACCAGCGGTACATTTTCATTAAACTCCTCCAGCACAAAGTTGAAGTACATTAAAATTGGAAGAAAGGTAGCTATATTTGGACGCTTTAATGCTGCCCGTGGAACAGCTGCTGGGCCGGCTCGTGTTGCTCTACCGTTTGCGCCCGACACAACATCTTTTGGTGGCGGCGCTCCTGATTTTAATGGCTTGTCAGTATTTACTCATGACGTACAAGATACTGGTGCCACTAATACAATTGGGACTTTTGGAGAAATATCGAGTGCCAACCACGTCACATTATTTTGGTTAAGGACCGGACAAGCTTGGCACGCTATTGATGCAACTGATTTTTCAACATCTCTTGGTGTTTGCTGGATATACATAGCTGGATCGTATTATTCTGCAGTTTAACTTATGGCAATCACATTTCCAGCCAGTCCTTCTGACGGTGACGTATTCACCAATACAACGACTGGCGTAAAATACATTTATAACGCCACTGACGGAGTTTGGAAGACACATGTCTGGCCAACTAACACTAATTACCTGCAGCTAAGTGGCGGCACATTGACAGGTAATCTGAGCCTTGGAACTAATGATCTGACGGCTCAAGATATTACAACTACAGGTGCAGTTTCTGTCGGAACTGGTTTGACTGTCGGAAACGGGCTAACCGTTTCTGACGGTAACGTCGTGATGGCTAACGGTCACGGTATTGACTTTAGTGCTACTGCTGATACCAGCGCTTCAGGAGCAGCAACTACTAGTGAGCTGCTAGATGACTATGAGGAAGGTACTTGGACACCAGAGTTCCGTCAAAGCACTAGCTATTCTGGACAAGTTTACGGATCTCGATCTGGTCGTTATGTAAAAATTGGACAGCAAGTAATTTTAACATATTCGTGTGATTTAAGCACTCAAGGAACCTTTAATGGTTCATTCCCAAAAATTGGTGGGTTCCCTTACAATGTATCAAGCGATATTAATACAATTAGTTCGGGTTCGGCGTATTTCTTGAGCTTGGGAGTAAACGTAATCTCAATTAACCACCAATTACACGAAGGAACTGATAGTGCTTTTTATTGGAGCAAGTCTGCTGCTAGCGCAAGCAGAGAATACGCTGCCGCAATGTTTGCATCTGGCACTTCCATAACTGGAACAATTGTTTACAGAACTACCTAACCCATTAAACCTATTTAATTACAAACGGATTATCTTAAAATGGCTTTTACCGAACGTCACGAACACAAAATTGAAATCATCCCTCCTTACAACATCCTTCAATGCCGTCGTGCAGACATCGTTGAAAAGGATGGTAAAGAGGTGGGTCGTACTTACCACCGCCACGTCAAGACCCCTGGCTCTGACATGACTGGTGAGTGCGCTGAAATGCAGGCAGTTGCTGCTGCACTGTGGACTACTGAAGTTGTAGATGCTTACAACGCAATGATCGCTGCACAACAGCTTCCTGGCGGAGGTGAGTGATGGGACTCAAATTAAATGGGGCAACGTCTGGTTCGATTGAACTGGACCCCCAGGCTAATTTAGGCAGTGACAGGGTTATTACTCTCAATGCCACAGGCAATAGCACCCTGACTTTGCCTGACGCTAACGGCACGCTTGATCGCCTTGAGCGTGCTGGGAATATTTTGCAGGTTGTTCAGAATTACGTTGATGATGCATCTAGTGTGGCTGTATCATCCAGCACTGAAACAGCTATAACTGGTTTCAGTCAAAGTATTACGCCAACGTCTTCAACCAGTAAAATTTTGGTGCGAGTGCGTTGGAACGGAGAAAGCAGTAACACTAACAATTATGATGTTGTGTTTCGTTTACTTCGTGATGGTTCTTCAGTCGGCAGTCATGCTACTTTTGGGGCAAGAACATCAGGAATTTCTGGCATAAATCAAGGTTTTGTTGATGTAGATGCTAACTCTACAATAGACAGCACTTGGTTTGAATATCTAGATTCACCTAACACTACATCAAGCATTACATATCAGTTAGCAGTTGTTTCACTTGCTGCCAGTACATGGTACACCAATAGAACTGTTAGCGATATAAGCAACGTTGGCAGAGAACGCCTCACCTCTAGCATCACTTTAATCGAGGTAGCAGCATGAACCATACAGCTATTTACAACACGCACCCTAACGTCAAGAGCATTGTTGACGTAGAAGACGGTGTAGTCGCTTATGACGCTGATGGCAATGCTGTAACCCTAGACGTTGCAGCAGTTGAAGCAGAAACAACTGTGGTTGAAACTGCTTGGCACTACAAAGCACTTCGTAATAAGCGTAACCGCCTTATCGCGGAAACCGACTACCTGGCACTGTCTGACAGCACCCTGAGCGCTGAGATGGCTGCTTACCGCCAAGCCCTGCGGGATCTACCTGCAAACACTACTGATCCAGCCAACCCTGTTTGGCCTACTAAACCGGGAGGTTGAATATGAGCACAATCAAAGTAAACAAGATCGAAAACACCTCTACAACTAATGGAGGTATTGAGGTCGATACCAGTGGACACGTCACAATTGACGGTCAACAGTTGCCGACGGCTGGTCCGCTTAGTAATCGTAATTTGATTATTAATGGTGAAATGCAAGTAGCGCAGAGAGGCACAGGAGATTCTGGAGTAACTTCTGGTCCGTCTTGGGCAGCTGATAGATTTAGACTAGATATATCATCGTGTGGTACTTGGACAACAGCAAATACTACATCAAATTTGCCTGACGGTTTTTCAAATAGTATTAAAGTTGATTGCACTACTGCAAAAGCTACTCTGACAGGAACAAATAATTTGTTTTTTAGTCAGTATGTTGAAGCTCAAAATTTAACACATCTTGGCTATGGCAGCTCTGCCGCAAAACAAATTACACTATCATTTTGGGTTAAATCAAATAAAACTGGTGACTATGTAGTTGAACTAGATCATGGAGATGCTGCTACTTTTAATGGCATTAAATATACAATTAATTCAGCAAACACCTGGGAGTATAAAACTTTAACTTATATTGGAGACACTTCAAACGCTATCAATAACGACAATGGTGCAGGTTTATTTGTCCAATGGTGTCTTGCTGCTGGGCCAACCCTTTCAAGTGGAACGTTTCAATCAAATACATGGCAAACAACTACCGCAAATCGTTTTGCTGGACAAACAAATTTAGCTGATAGTACTGACAACGAGTGGTCAATCACAGGCGTCCAACTAGAAGTAGGTTCCAAAAGTACACCTTTTGAACATCGGAGCTATGGTGATGAGCTTCAGAGGTGTCAAAGATATTACTTTAAAATGGGTACGTCTTTTTCTATGCACGGACACCAATTAACTACAAATGATAATTATAAACGTAATTATTTTGCATTTCCGGTAGAAATGCGTGATACGCCTGATTGCAATGGTGTCTCTACTATTAGTGCTGGATCTTTCGATGCAGGCATTCCAGTTTATTCGGGAACAACAACTTTTGGCATTATTGGTACGGACGGTACTGCTACCTCATATACTACTACTACTGCATTTGATGCTGATGCGGAGCTTTAATTATGTATCAACTTCTTCCAATTGATCCTCTAACTGGACAAGAGCGTCAATTAGTAAAATGCCTTGATGATGGTAGGTTTATTCCTACTACGCCTGGAAATACTAATCGGCGTTATTTACAATACCTTAAATGGCTAGACGAAGGCAACGAACCACTACCCGCAGATGAATCATGATTATCTCTATTATTCGTCCAATCCTTTTTCAATTCCTGCAATCTGAACGTGTCAAAGCGTTGATCGTTGAGATGCTGGAGAAACTTGCTGAGTCAACTGATAATGATGTTGACGACAAAGCAGTTGAGTTTATTCGTAACGGTCTCTTCCCTAATAAGTAATGGAGTGGGGAGAACCACCCGTATTCCCGTCTATAACGCTCCCTGAGCCGCTTCAATTACCTGTTCCGGTACTGGAGGTACCAAGGGCTGATTTGCCCTCTTATACGCCCCTTGTGGTGCCTCCTGCAGACCTTAGACCACCTCCGGGTATTGAAGCTGAACCAGCACGGGAACAACCCGAACAAACTACACCTAAACCACCCGCTATACCCATCCCACCTCCACCACAAACGCCTCAGATACCTGAGGTAAATACCTTTGAAGTACCGGGTACTGATATTGAAGTACCTGTACCTAGTGGAGAGATTTTGGTTACAGCGGCTACAACAGCTTTTGTTTCAGTTGCTGCCACCCTAACCGCTACTTCACTGTTTAAACACCTAGTTAGTTTATTTAAACCCGTATTTAAAC